CCCAAGTTTGGTACGCCCCTTATCTTACATAAGGTTAGTAACTTTAACTCTACGATACCAAGCGTTGGTGTTCGCATCAAGAGAAGCGTCAGCGTTAACCGTGTCACCAGCAGCAACTGCACCAGCAGCGGCAAATGGGTTCGCAGCCATTCCGTAACGTGTCTGGAAACCAATTTTTGGTTGGAAGGAACTTTCACCAACCGCACGTACCATCTGTAGAGGCACATATGGGCAGTAGAAGAAACCAGCGTCATAAGGTGAAGTACCTTTATAACCACAGACATAGTACTGAGAAGCAGCTACGTTTGCAGAATAAGGATCAACATATACCTTAAATCGTCCGTTCATAACACCAGCAAAAGTCGTTGAGGTGTCATCAACATTCAAGTTGTTATTGAGAGCAGGAGTATAATCAAGTACACCAGCCATTTGAAGAGCGGAAGCAACGTCAGCTGATACAATCAACATGTTACCTTTCCCTCTACGTGTCTGTTGACCAATCGCATTGGCATCACGTTCAATAGCGAACATAAGACCTTTGAATTTTTCAACCGACCAACGACCATTTGAGTCAGTGTCTAGATCAAAAATACCAGCAGTTGTCGTATTTACTTGAGCACCTTTAACGGCAGTCACGTAAAGTGAACGAACAACTTCACGGTTAATTTCTGCAAGAATTTCAGAACTTAGAATATTTGCAAGTTCTGTCTCAGCGTCAAGACCGTGAATTGCTTTCAAGTCTTGAGCAAGTTCCATTGTGTACTCTGCTTTTAGAGCACGTGAAACCGCAGTAACCGTAGTCTTTTCAATTGAGAACGCCATCTGTGCGAAAGCGTTAGCAGCACTGTCACCCAATGCTTCTGCCTGAGCAGTAGTCATACCTGTTGCAGAAACGTATGTTCCAGCAGAAGGACTGTCGTTAAGAACAGCAGGGTTAGTCTCAGTCGCACCAACGTCACCACCACCGATAGTACCAGCAGCGTTTTGGTTGGAAATGTCAGGCATTGCTTCGTCCATAAGAGCTTCAGCACCGTCCTGTGAAGTGAATGAAGAGCGCATTGCAAAGATCAGTCCAGTTGGGCCAGTCATTGGTTGCACACCGCAAACATCATATGCGATAAGGTTAGGCATTGCACGGCGAACGAGGGAGATCAAAATTGGATCCCATGTGTCCATTTGTCCACCAGACATAGCGTTAACAGGAGCTACCTCAGTAAGAAAAGATGTATCTTCCTTTAGAGCAGCTTCTTGGTTTTCTAGGATAAGAGTTGTAACAGCTCGCTTGTAAGAATCCTCAATCTTAGGTAGATCGGGGTGTTCTAGGACTGGCTGCCACTTTTCCTGTAGATGTTCTGTTTGAAACATTAGTTTCTCCTTTACTTATTATTTACATCTATTTATAAAATTATTAACTAGCACGTGCCTTGTTACGAGAGATAGCAGTCATATATGCTTTCATACTAGAACTCGTATCAATGTCCTGTGCGGAGCCATCAGTTTCATTATCTGAATCACTATCAACTACAACTTTAGGGAAGTAGTTTTCTTTGACAACGGTGATTTTTTGTTTGAAGTTTTCTTCATTTTCAAACTCAACGTCCTCAACGAGTGACTTAAATTTTTCAACCTCAGTATCGGCTAAATCCTCAGAAACCTCAGATATAACCTGTTCCCTTACTAGTGATGAATTTGCTTCTTTAACTTCAACATTCTTTTGAATCTCTTCATTAAGTCTAGCTTCTAGTTCAGAAATCTTTTCACTTTGACCTTCTAAAACGTCATATTTTTCGTCTGGAACGTCAATGTAGTGATCTTGGAATAACTGTTGTAGACCAGAAATAAAGTCTTCTGCAATTTCACCTTTAAGTCCACGTTCAATTGCAAGTTCGTTCTCTTTACTCCACTCTTCAACAACATAGTTGAGATAAGTGTCTACTTTTTCAGTTAATTCGTCTTTAAAAGCATCCATTTCGGATTTCTTTTCTTCTGCAACATCCTCAACAATACGTTCTACTTCAGTACGTACCCTTGATTTAACAGCAGCTTCAAAGATTGTAGATGCTTTTTCCTTAAATTCTTCAGATAAAGAATCTTCATCATTAATCAAAGCACTAACGTCTTCTGAAACGTCAATCTCTTTAATTCGCAGTTCTACCGCTTCTTTTTTAGCGTTTTCTACTGCTTCTTGATCTTCATCTTCATCATCCTCTTCGCTGTCTTCGTCACCTTTACCTTTGGCGTCTTTTTTCATTTCTGGCGGGAAGTCCTCTTTCTTTGATTTCTCATCAAGTTCTTCACCGTCATGGTCAATTTCGTCGCCAGCTGCGAGTTTTTTAGGTTTTTCAGCAGGTTTTTCACCCTTTTGTTGGGCATCTCCACTGATTTCCTTTGATTTTGATGTTGCGGCTTTGCCTGGGTCAGACTTTGCGTCTGGACTTACCACGGCAGGCCCCATATCTTGTCGTTCTCCGTCTACTTTCTTGCCAGGTTCAGATTTTAACCCAGAATCGTTGGGTTGTTTAGTTTTTGCTTCCTCAAGTTCGCTGTGTGCTT